GACCTACACCGCGAGTCTATTTAAGAAATCTTTGAGCAGGGCCCACATAATGCCCTGCCCACAGCCATAGTAGTTTACTTAAGTAGGGAGTACAACTATTTGTCAACCTACGTTCAACTGATACTTAATTGCACCCACCTACTTAATCACATTAAATAGATTGTTATGCCTAAGTTTAATTCAGATACAGCGTCTATTATGGGGCGCCGCGGTGGTGAGAAGACAGCTCAGGATAGAGAGCACATGAGAGAGATAGGTCGTCGGGGCGGACTGAAGGCCCAACAGCGGCTCGCTGAGAAGAAACAACAGCGTCCATTAGGTGACGAGTAGATTATAGGTCACTATATTAACTATATCATTCACCTGCGAGGTATCCATAACTGTACCCTCCTCCCCTATGAAGTGGATGCTAATGAGAGCTATAGGGCTATCATCATCTAATAGTAGTTGCTGGTATAGGTGCCGCACTCCTATAACATCTAGGTGGGCCCGCTGCTTAAAACTAAGCAGTGTAGAGTTAGCATCAGTCTTCATGAAGGATCGGGTACTAGCGTGTTGCACTAGAGTAGGTAGGTCATAGCAATGGTCGCTAATTAATACCTGCCTATAGAGATTAGCTATACTGCTAATCCCGGGGGCCAGACTCTCGTGAGTACACGTCATCTTGAGGAACTTAAGACCAGATATACTGCGACTAGGATTATGGAACTGGTGGAGTAAGACTCTATCGGCCGCCGTTGTAATCCGTATCTGGTTGAGTAGATCAAGTATATAGATATCCTTATCTATAGTGGTAACCTGGCGTATCAGATCCTGTATAGCGTACCTGCGCTCTATCTGATTGCGGAATATCCATCGCCCAATAAAGATTATAATAAATAGAGTCAGACTAAACGTGTTCTGCCATAGGAAATCAGTGACCTGTGGCAGAGCCTCTTTAACCAGAGTGTGCGGAGCTAGATGAATAGTGTAGGCCTTATCATTCTGTGGTACATTCATGTTTAATGCGGCATCCTTCAGATTAATTAATGCCTTTAAGTACATCCTTAAGTTAGTGTTTAAGTGCTTCTAGTTTTATATTTATTCACGAGGACTTTGTAGGTGAATTATAATTATGATAATCAATTAGGGCTTGCTTGTATTACTGATACTGAGCGCAATATTAAGGTATTCTGTCCTGTGGCCCGCCCGGGCCACAGGTATGAGGCCACTATAGCCTATACTATGGCACGATATTCTCGTAGCGCTGAGTCAGTAGAGAATCTACTCGATGAGGCGCAGGGAGTAGATGCGGATAAACGTCTTCATAATATATTCTATAATTATGGTCACGGTAGTGTACAGGGCCTGGCCACGTTATCGGTGTGCTTTGAAGGTATTCCCCTATGGTTTGCGTTCTATCTGTTCAATACTATGCCTCTAGGGGCAGGGCAAGAGCGCAGTACTCGTTATCAGAAGATGGGGGATTACTATAGGGTTGGTAATGAGTCTTATGACGAGTCAATGGACTATCTATTCAGCGCATATGAAGAACTCTATGGGCCCACTCGAGAGGCATTGGCCCGCGCTTACAGCGTAGATATGAGCGATAAACGCCAGGTACAGGCGCTGGATGCCCGTACGCTGGACTGTACGCGTTATCTATTACCTATGGGAGCCCGCACTAGTCTGGCTATCACATCGGATGCCGAGACGTGGAGTCGATTCATCAGTGACCTATTGACTAATCAATTTAACTCGGGGCCCGATGAGTTATACAGTGCTATTGGGCACATGCTGAAGCAACTGCTGGGCGGTTGTCCTGAGCTAGAGGCCCAGGGCTACGTAGCAGGTGCCCCTGGGCTCATACGTCATGCAGAGGCACGGCATGACCTGAGTGCTAGTCTAGCCAATATGGCGCGAGCGGCTCAGTCATCTCTCGTTGCTAATATGGATGGCGAGTATTATAGCTCGAAGCTAGTAATTGTACAGAAGCCATACTGCGATATCGTTGGTAACCTGGCTCTATTACTCCAGAATGATGTGTATCGGCCGGCCCTAGTCCTATCTACTAATAGAAGACTACTAGCTACGCTACAGGAGGAGTTGACTAGGTGGCGGCATTACGATAGACTACCTACTCAGTTCAATGCCCCGCATATGTACATGAGTAGCTATATGGATGTGGGTGCGGCCCGCGACTTCAATCGCCATCGCAGTATATGGCGGTACTTTCCTGCTCTAACTAATGTAGAGCTATTACGGGGAGATACTGGTTATACTCTACCACTCTATGTAGAGCACCTTCCTATAGCTGAGAGTTATAGAGAGGTGCTGGATAAATATTACGAGACACTGGGCGGCCCTGCTATACAGTATCGTATACCACTAGCCCATAATATACGATACTGTATAGGTGGTTCTCATAAGCATATAGCCTATGTATGCCAGCTTCGCTCTCGAGTAGGGGGGCATATCAACTATCGTGTGATAGCTAATGAGTGGGCCAATAGTATAGCTGAGGTTAATCCACTATTCGACCTTACGCACATCACACGTGTAGTCGAGAATGGTCGAGATGAGTTCCTGAGTCGTTAGAGCGCGCGTATTAGGAATACGACAACCATGAATGGCGGCATGTTATTGTGTGCCTGGTCGGCCCCAGTTCCATATATACCAATGCCGGTTGCACTGGGATTGATTCCAATGTTAGCATTAGACGAGAATACTCGAATGTTAACATCAGCCTCACTAGTCTGACGGGTTCCTGTGGCGCGGTCCTCACCGCTACCACTCCTAGGTTGACGTGTTGCTTGTCCGCCACCTTCTGTATGGGTTAGGAAATCGTGCCGGTGTCTGTGGGTTTCCGTATTATGGCTGTGACCATTGTCGCTGATTATATGATTGTGCCCAGGGTCATGAATTGCGTGACTGTGATTAGGCATCTGGTTAACGTTGAGGGTAACATTCTCCTCACCCGCCATCCATCCCTGAGTCCGACCATTACCTATCATTAAGGGGAAGCGGGCCTGCATATTAGGGAGGTTGAAGGTAGTAGAACCATTACCATTACCGTATCCAGTACCTATCACCGAGAATAGCGCTGAGTATTGCGTCCTGCTGATCTCCCGCCCATCCAGTGGTATCCAATTAGTAGGGTAGTTCCATCCCGCCCACATGATTATAGAACCTACTGGGGGGCCCGCCTGGCTGAAGCTAGCCGCTATGGCCTGGTTAACCCAGTCTACTCTAGCTATACTGTCAGTAGCAGGGGGCCATACAGTGCGGGGGTTACCCGTTAGGTAAGGACTATCTATATCAGCCTTAGTACTCGATAGACTAGTTAATTGTGTCTGTAGACTACCTACAGTATTCTGTAATGCTACTATCTTAGGTATTTCTAGGTTGAGTCTGTTGTTTATATCACTGATTGTGGAATTGATGGTGGCTATCTGAGCAGTTATTTGGTTACTCAGTGTAGTAAATTGAGTCTGTAAACCACTGATAGCAGTTGTGTTAGTATCGCAGCATGTCTGTAGGTTCTGAATTATAGTTAACTCACCTACGGCAGCAGCTAGGTTATCAATTAGATCATTGACTAACTGCTGTATGTTATTAATGATCTGCTGTAACTCACCATCACCGAATAGGTCGTCGCGTAATTCCTCTAGTTCATTCTCTAGAATGGTTATATCAGCCAGCATGTCGGCAATAAATGCAAACGCCCGCACTGTGTCAGATAGATCGTATATAGTATTGGCTGCCTGTGTTCCCGTATGATTGGCGCGATTAGCGGCCTCTAGAAAGTTATTGTCGAGTTCGGCACAAGTAAGGGGACTTCCCTTACTCACCGATAGTATAATTGGCATAGAACTGTAGCTAGTGGTTAATTTGGTTATACTATCGGTGTATGGCGTACTGTAAGCATTAGAAAGGAGGTATCGGTGAGTAGCGAGGTATGGGAGGTGGATATAAGAAATCCTCACAGGGTGCCAATCACTATATATAGTGATTGGCACCACCTAAATGGTATAGTCCTTAGTCCTAATAGTGGCCTAAGGACTAATTACGAGATAGAGGACGGATACGAGTTATATGTTAGTCAGCTCTATCGAATTAGCGCTAATGAGGCGCCTAGATTGTACGTCGGATACCGCATAAAGGATTAAATTAATGCAATATTCAGTTGAATTTAAGGGTGCACGTGGTAATTTGTATACACAGCTTTTTGCTAGTTACACATTTACAGATACCACGCTGCCCCGCACCATTACTCTAACCATGAGCCCCAGCGCAGTAGTATGGATTGATCTAATCGGTATTAGCTTACTACAGGTGGTAGGTATCTCGTGTGAGACAGGTTCTGTTAATCTCAAGCTTATCAATGATGGTAGCACTATTATTAATCTACCAAAAGTAGTAGCTGGCTCCTATCACTTTAATAACGTAAACATAGTCGATGCTAAGATAGAACTAGTAAACGTAGGCACTGCGCCCGTACCGCTACAGTTAGTATACGCCGGCGTAGCATGACCTGTCCACTAGAGTGGCAGCAGGCCTGCCGTAATCTGGATATAGCGTGTCATAAATGTAGAGCTGAGATAGGAGAGGGTGAGCTGGCCTATTTACCACTGGCGGGTAGCCCCTCTATTAAGAGTCACCCTGCATATAAGAAGCCCCCTCCGCCTTCTCGTAAGCGGCTTAGCGCTGCATCGCAGCAGATTAACACTGCATCAAAGATAGGACGCGTCACTGAGAAGCGCGTGTTACGAAATCTAGGTGCAAGAGCAACAGTGGCCAGTGGGGCCATCTTCGGAGACGGGGATGGCTCTATTGTTATAGATGGGGAGACCTGGCGTATAGAACATAAGACACGGGTGGCCCGGCGTAATACACTAGGCCCTACTGAAGATGAGTGGGCTACTGCTCAGGCGCAGGGGTGCCGTCTATTCATCACTACTCATAATAATCGAAGCGTCGTTACTATGGATATAGAGGACTTTAAGAGCCTAGCCGTATTGCCACCCGAGTTTACGGAGGGCGTTAACGAAGAAGCGGGGGGCCCAGCTCACTCGAGCGATGCCGAAGTCGCGGGGTAGCTCGAGTAGCACATTCACTGCCTCTATCTGTAGACCGAGTGCGGCGAAGGTGCGTTCGATGCTCAACTTAACAATACTTACAAAGTACGCGATGGGGTTCTTAACAAGGCGCCCTTGCCGGTTGAATGGAATAGTCTTACCATGGAGAACACGGCTACCGCACTCACTACGGATTGCCTGAGCCACAAGGCAATTCTCCATCGGCGAAACGTAGATAAGGTTACGGGGATGGTTGTTGAGAGGGTTATCATCAATGTGGTGTACCTCTACCTCTCCTCGACGAGCGAGGAAGCCATTGCGGTAGGCCTTCCACCCCCAGTAAGCGTAGGCGACAACCTGATGGAGTCCAACGATGAGTCGCTGGGTATTCGTAACGTGAAAGTCAAAGAATCCGACTAGGTGTAATAGCTGATATAAGTGAGAGTTACGGGCCGCGCGCAGGACTAGGTAATCCCCCTGTTTAGAAGCCTGATAGGCCTTATCTCGCAGGATTGACTTCAGTGCCTTCAACGCTGCCTTGTTTACGTACCGTATTTGGTTGAACATGGTCAATGTCTGTTAGGTGAATAGATACAACAATACAGCCGTGGTTCTACAACCCGGCTTAGATTAATGTAGATCAGAACTGAGTCGCCCCAGAGACACAATAGGTCTGGCGCACCAGCGTAACGGAGGATGTTTCCCTCCGTCCTACTCGCTGGCGGCGTCCACTAGAGTCAGAATTAACCTACCGCGCTTGACGTAACCGGTGTCAAGTCTTGTACATTTAGCCCTATCTTGTTTACTCAGTATTACTACTTAGCGGGGCACGGCGTGCGGAGGTGAAGCGTATGGGTTTACCCTGTCCCGCTCGGACTTCACGGCTCACTGTGTCTTTTAGTTTATAGATACCAGCCCCTCTCTGATGCCTACATCAATCAACTGATTAAGGCAAATGAGAGGGCGGTAAATAGGAGGTCATCGGTACCGCCTATCGGCAGTTTAAGGAACCTTAGCCATTCCTTCTACTATTATAGCACAGGTTTTTAATTCTGGTGTAAAATATTTATCAGGCGGGGCCCCCTCAAATGGAGGGGCTTCTCTACCACAAATACGCAGGAGATAGCTATGGAAGAGATTACCATAATTGAATTTTTAATTAATTCAATTAAAGAAGAAAAACCTTTGTATAGTGATGAACAATGCTTAAATGTAGCTCTAGAGATAATCACAGCTAACTTTCCTATTTGTGCATCAAAATATTTCAAAGGAGAACAGTGGAAACTATAACAACGGGGGTGGGCCCCGTATTTTTATGATTACTACAATTGATTTCCGTGATATCCAGGCTGCATGTATTAAGCAGTTAGACGATATGTGTGAGGATAAGCAACCCTTATTTGTTGTCGACGTACCAGGAGATGTGCTCTGGCAGACCTACCTCGATGCATTCCCCTCACACGAGCGACAGGCGCATAACTGTATGGCCTGTCGACAATTCATTAAGAAGGCGGGGGGCCTCGTTAAACCAGATGAGAATTATAATCTCATTAGTATATGGAATATAACTGCCCCAGGTTACTTACAGGCAGTAGTCGATAAGCTCAATGCTCTAGTGACAGGAGCCAGCATTCGGGACACGTTCTTATTAAGTCGTAGTGAATTGACCGTAGGGCACGCAAGTGACTTGCAGCGTCTAGAGGACGGTACCACTATTAAGTGGCATCATCTATACTATAAGTTTCCTACGATCTATGCCTCCAGTGATGTAAATGGTAGTCAGAGTGATGCCCGTAATAAGGCGGCGGGCCTCAAGCGAGATCTAGAAGAGATCTCTATTGACTCAGTGAATACTGTCCTCGAACTCATCG